GGTGGTGATCTTGAACCAAACTTATCAAATGTTGCAGGAGTTGTTGCCTTAATCAAGTGGGGTGTGATTAATCCTAAATTAGGCGAACAAGGTATGAAAGATGTCATACTTGAACTTACAAAAAAGCTTGAAGGCAGAAAGCAGTTAGAAGATTTTGAACCATTAGAAGATGATGCACATATATCAGTGGTTGAAGATCAAAAACAAGTTTCTGCCAAAGTAAAAGAAGCCTTGAAGAAAAAAGTTGATAAGCATAATGAAAAGTATGGCGATAATCCAAAGAAAAGAGCAACTTTGCGAATGTTAGAAGCAGTCTTTCGTAGAGGTGTTGGAGCATACAGAAATAACCCTGCAAGTGTCAGACCGAATGTTAGTGGTCCTGACCAGTGGGCATATGCACGTGTTAATAGCTATATATTTGCTTTAAGAACAGGTAGATTTCAAGGTGGCAAACATGACCAAGATTTATTTCCAAAAGGACACCCACTTACCTCTAAGACCTGACTTGTAAGTTTTGTAAAATTTTTCTTGTGAGTCAGGCAATCCAACATAAACGCATAAGAAGTCTTAGACAGAGAAGAATATCTGAACGCAATGAGATAAGACAACAACTGATACTTCGTAACAACTTAGAGAAAAGATTTTTTAGAAGACTAAATTCTTTATTTAGAAAGTTTGTAAGAGTGCAAATGCATCTATTCAAAGAGTTTGGTATTTATCAGGAAGCAACAGCAGTACAAACACTTAATGAAGATTTTATACCATTAATTCAATCGCACTATCGTAGAGTGTTTAAAGCTATTTATGATTTTAATGAAAATAAATATGAAGATAATTTTAAACAAGAAGCAATAGTGTTTGGTCGTAGTGTTGATTTTGAAAATGTAGTGAATGAATATTTTACATCAAGACAATTAATATTAACTGGTATTAGTGTTCGTATGGCTAATAGAATATCAAAGATCATAGAACAAGGCAGAGCAGATAATCTTACACTTCCACAAATAGCAAAACTTGTATCAGATAAGTTTTTACCAATAAGCAGAGCAAGAGCAGCACTTATTGCAAGAACAGAAACCCACAGTGCAGCTTCTTTTGCAAATCATTCGTACCATAAGACAGTACAAGAAGATTTAGGTATGAAGATGTTAAAGAAATGGGTTGCAACCAATGATGGTAGAACAAGATCAACTCACGCTGCAGCTAGTGGTCAAATAGTAGATATGGACGAAGACTTTACAGTTGGCGGTGTGCCAATGGGATTTGCAGGTGATTCAAGAGGTGGTGCAGCTAATGTTATAAACTGTAGATGTGTAATCATATATGCAGATGAAAGGGATATGTGATAATTATTAATTATATGGTATAAACTCCATATAAGGTTCTTCTGAATAACCTTCAGGCAACCATTTAATTTGTTTTGTTAAAGCATCAATATCTATATCAACACTTTCATTTCCACCATCTTCATTAGAGCCTATAACTAAACATTTTCCACAGTAGGCTATTGGATTAGCAACATTAAATTTAAAATACCTTTGGTCATTTTTCATTTTACCTTCATCATCAAAATACATCACAGTATCTAAACCTATTTGTATTGCATCTATTAGACTGCAATCAAGTATTCTATAAAAAGATTTTAATGTATCATCAATATCAACATAACTCGTTGAGCAGTCTATTGGGTCAATTAGTATTCCAGTTATTTTTTTCATTTTATTCTCCTTGCTTGTTAAAGCGTTTTTATATTGTAATAATTAACTCATAGTTTGATAAACAAGGTCTTCCAAATCACCAAGCCATTGGTTATTAATTGCATGAATGTCAAAGACTTTTTTAAGCTCTTCACTTTGATATTCGTGTGTAATGGGTGAGTCTTGTATGCTTCCAGTTATATTCTGAAACTCATATTCCAAATAGCCATCACATTCAAATAAATATCCAGCAGCTTCTTCTTCATCAATACTGGTTATGTTTTCTAAATCTCCTTCACCTATTGTTATTCCATATTGCTCAAATTCAGGCTCACAGCTATAACTTACTGAAGGATTTTTTTCTAGCTCCTGCCAGTAAGAGTCTTGTAAGTCTGATTTTAGTCTTTTTATGTTTACAATCTTTTTATTATCTTTGTTTACATGTTTAGCTTGTAGAAATTCAACATGCCCACCAGAGAAGCCATTTAACATTTCTATGACTCTTTTTATGTCATACCCCCATTCATCTATATCTTCATGATCTCCAACGCTATAGCGATCATAAGCAGAATATCTAAACATCACTTTTTTTCTTTTAGCCTCTTCTAATATTGTTATTAATACTGGTTTCATTTTATTTCCTATTAAAAAAGGCAGCTTATGCAGCTGCCTTTTGGTTAAGTTCTACTGTTTTAAAAACATCTTTAATATTAAATACTGTAAAGTATCTTCTAGTTGTTTTTTCTTTCTTAGTTTTTTTGTCCTCTTCTTTTTTAAGAAAGAACAAAGTTGCTGCTTTTTTGATTCCTTTTAAATTTTTACCTGTGACTCCATCTAATTTAAGTGCCTGTTTAAAAGTAACAAATGAATCAGATTCATTATATCCAGCTTCAATAAGCGTATCTATGTTCTGACCTGAGTATTCTTTTTTAGTTAAGTAGTTTTTCATTTTATTTTATCCTGCCTTTCGGCTCATTTTATTAATATAAAATAAGTATAATACGATATGGAATATATATGCAAGTATTTATTTAATTATTTTAATTAAGCTATATATTGTGCTTATCAATTCAATAAGATACTATATGAAGTAATTATGCCTATACCTAAACCAAAACAGAATGAGTCTAGGCAAGAATTTACAGAACGATGCATGGGAGATAGCACTATGGCTGATGAATATAATTCAAATCAAAGGTTAGCTGTCTGTAACACCAGTTATGAAAACAATAAAGAAGATTCTTTAGATAGCAAAGAAGAACTACGAGAAGATGTTTTTACTACCGAAGAAGAAGCTGATGCAAGAGCAGAAGAAATTGGTTGTGTAGGCACTCACTCTCACGATGAAAATGGTAATGTAATCTATATGCCATGTAAAACCCACGAAGAATATACTGAACTTACTGGAAGAGAAGTTTCAGGCTATGGCAAAAAACCAAAAAAGAAAAAACCAAAAGATATGAAAGATGCATTAGATAATTTAGAAGAAACTTTAGAAGTGCAATCAGAACTTAAAGCATATCAAGAAGAAGAAGAAGATAAAGACTATGGTACTTTTGAAGGTTATGGATCAGTATTTGGTAATAAAGACTTAGGTAATGATGTAATTGAATCAGGTGCATTTGCTAAAAGTCTAAAAAAGAAAAAACCATATCAAGTTAAATTACTTTATCAACATAAGTCAGATATGCCTATAGGTGTATTTGATACGATTAGAGAGGATGATAAAGGTTTGTATGTAAAAGGACGTTTAGCATTAAAGACACAAGCTGGTCAAGAAGCATATGAATTATTAAAAATGGGTGCATTAGACGGTCTATCTATAGGCTTTAGAGTAAACCCACAAGAAGTTTCTTACGATAAAAGAGCAAATAAGCGAATTATTAAAGAAGTAGATTTAATGGAAGTCTCGTTGGTAACTTTTCCAATGAACCCCAAAGCAACAGTAATGTCTGTTAAGGGTGAAGAGATAACCATAAGAGAATGGGAAAATGGAATGCGAGATGCTTTCTCCATTTCTCGTTCAGAAGCGAAAGTTGCAGCAAAAGCTGTAACTGATGCATTCAGTCAACGAGATGTTGGCTCAAATGCTGAATTGGTAGATGCCATAAAGAACTTAACTTTAACCTTAAAATCTTAATATAGGAGATTGATATGTCGGAAGATGTAAAAAACGCTATTCAAGAAATGGGTTCAACCTTTGCAGAATTTAAAAAGGTCAATGACGAAAGACTTGAAGCGATTGAAAAAGGCGAAAGTACAGCATATGTGGACGAGAAATTAGCTAAAATGGAAGCTAAGATGGATTCTTATGAAGACATCAATCAGAAGCTAACGATTGCTGAACAAAACGCTGAAAACATCAAAAGCCAACTTGATAAACTTGAAACAGTCGTAAAAAGACCTAATTCAGGCTTTGAAAGTAAGCAAGTAGATGAATATATGGGAGCTTTTGATAAATACTGTAGAAAAGGACTAGAAGGACTTGATGCAGCAGAAAAGAAAGCTTTAACAGTCAGTAATGACTCAACTGGAGGTTATTTAGCACCACCTGAATATATAAGAGAGCTGTTAAAAGATATAACAGAAATCTCACCTATCAGAAGTATTGCTAGAGTAAGAAGCACAGGACAAAGAAGTGTACAAATTCCTAAAAGGACTGGTACATTCTCTGCTCAGTGGGTCGCTGAAAGTGGAACAAGAAGTGAAACAACTGGATATCAAGTTGGTCTTGAAGAATTACCAGCACATGAGCATTATGCTCTTGTTGATATTTCTGAGCAAGACTTAGAAGATTCAGTGTTTGACTTAGAAGCAGAAATGCAATCAGAGTTCTCCACACAGTTTGCAAAAGCTGAAGGAGCTGCGTTTGTAAGTGGTAATGCTGTAGGAAAGCCTGAAGGATTTATGACCAACAGTGATGTTGCATCAGTAGATTCAGGTTCTAATACTGCAATTCTAGCAGACAGCTTGATTTCATTAGTGCATAACATTAAGTCTGACTATGGTAGAAATGGAACTTTTGTATTTAACAGAAGCACTTTAGCTGCTATAAGAAAGCTTAAAGATACTGCAGGTCAGTATGTTTTCCAAACAGGTATGATGCTAGGTGGTAACATGGTTAACACTATTTTAGGTCAACCTTATGTGGAAGCTACAGATATGCCTTCTATTGCACAAAATGCTTTTCCAGTTGCCTTTGGTGACTTTAGTAAAGCATACATGATTGTGGATAGAGTGAACTTAGCGGTTTTAAGAGACCCATTTACCCAAGCAACTACTGGTAATGTAAGATACATTGCAAGAAAAAGAGTTGGTGGACAAGTGATTCTTCCTGAAGCCATAAATAAACTTAAAGTAACAGCGTAAGCAAGGAGTAAATTATGAAAGATTTAGGTAATAATTTAACACCTGTTAGTATGACTGCAGCAGTGGTCGCATCAGGAAACGCAACAACTACAACAGGATCAGAAATAGACCTACAAGGTTTTGAAGGTGCTTTTGTAATGTGCAATTCAGGTGTAGAAGGTGATACTTTAGCTGCAAACTTAAAGTATGAGTTAAAACTGTATCATGGCGATACAAGTGGTTCTCTTACTGCAGTAAGTAGTCAATTAGATGTTACTGATGCTGCTATCGCAACTGATGGCACATGGCTAACACTAGATGACAATGCTGAAACACCACAGGTCTCAGGAATTGGATATGTAGGTGGCAAACAGTATATTAGAGTTGATATTGTCAGAACAGGCAATCACAGCACTGGTACACCAATGTCAATCTCATGTATCAAAGGATTCCCAAGACATGCTGGGGGTGCTTCAACTTACAGCTTAGCGTAAGTATAAATATTAGTGGGGTGGTCAAACACCCCACACTTATAAGGATTTAAAATGGCAAGAAAATTTAAAATAGTAGTTCCAAAACCAGCTTCATGTAATGAGCATGGTACTGAAGTTAAACTTTATCAAGTTGATGAAATTGTTGAATCTGAAGGTACTTGGCAAGATGATGTTATGGATAAATTCATTGAAAATGGCTGGGCAATGGAAGTTAAAATTGACTCAGCAAATGAAACTGTAGAAGTTGAAGCTGACGTAAAAGAAGTTAAAAGAGCAAGAAACGATAAAGGTCAACTGAAAGCTGACGATCCATCTACACCTAATGTTAATGAAGCATGGGAAGGTGGCGAAGCACCTAAGAAAAAAACGACTGCAAAAAAGAAAACTACTAAAAAGAAAACGACAAAGAAAGCATCTTCATAAATTCTTTGTTATGATTAACACAGCAGATGCTAAATGGTAGATACCATGCAATTTATAGGAAGTTTTAATGAGTGCAGGATATCATCATTTTATAATAGAGCAAGGAGCAACATTCGGTCAGACTCTTACTCTTAAAGACGAAGCAGGTTCAACAATAAATCTTGTTGGATTCACAGGTGCTATGTCACTCAAACAAACCCCATCATCAACAAGTGCAATATTATCTTTAACAACAAGTAATGGTCGTATGACTATTAATGGTTCAGCAGGAACAGTTGCTTTATTAATCAGTGCAACAGACACAGCAAATTTAGAGCCTTCAGATGGTGTATATGATCTTGAAATTACAAGTGGAGCTGCAGTTGTTTCAAGAATTATTGAAGGCACATTTAGTATAAGAAGGAACATAACAACATGAGTTCAGTAAATCAAATACAAATAACAAGCACAGATGGTATAACAGTTACAACTGTTGGCACACAAGGATTAGCTGGTCCTAGTGCTATTATGGGTAGAGGTATTGACCAAAATAGTGCAGGTTCTAGTAACAATGGTGCAATACTTGTTTACGATCATGCAAATGTTAAATGGACAGCTTCAGATACAACAGCAGCACAATCAATTACACAAAAAATATACAATTTACAATTAAATGGTGGTGGCACAACTGTAACTACAATATTAGATCAAGATAACATGTCTTCTGATAGTGCTACTGCTCTTGCTACCCAACAAAGTATTAAGGCTTATGTAGATGCCCAAGTCACTATACAAGATTTAGATATTACCGATGGCTCAACCACAATAGCTATTGATTTAGACAGCGAAACACTTGGTTTATTAGGTGGTACTGGTATAAGTTCTACTGCTAGTGGTAATAATGTAACCTTTGCTATAGATTCTACTGTTACAACTCTTACAGGTTCACAAACTCTCACAAATAAAACATTAACAAGCCCAACTCTTACATCACCAGTTCTAAATACAGGTATATCAGGTAGTGCATTTCTTGATGAAGATGATATGTCAAGTAATAGTGCTACAAAACTTGCATCACAACAATCAATTAAGGCATACGTTGACACACAGATTACTGCTGAAGATTTAGACATAACTGATGGTTCTAATAGTGGTTCTATAGATTTAGATTCAGAAGTATTAGGAATATTAGGTGGCACAGGTTTAACTTCTAGCTTAAGTGGTAATAACATAACACTTGCTATAGATAGTAGCGTAGCAACGCTTACAGGCTCACAGACACTAACAAATAAGACACTTACTAGTCCTGTTTTAAATGGTTCTTTATCAGGTACATCTTTTAAAGATGAAGATAATATGTCTAGCAACTCAGCTACAGCGGTTGCATCACAACAATCTATAAAAGCCTATGTTGATTCACAAGTGACAGCACAAGACTTAGATATAAGTGATGGTAGTTCTACTATTGCTATTGATCTTGATTCTGAAACTTTATCCTTGCTAGGTGGAACTGGTGTAACAAGCACAGCTTCAGGCAATGGTGTCACTTTCGCAATTGGTCAATCAGTAGGAACTTCAGATAACGTAGTATTTAACCAAGTTACAGGTGCATTAGTTGGTAATGCGACTACAGCAACTACTTTAGCTACAGCAAGAACTATTGGTGGTACAAGTTTTGATGGTTCAGCAAATATAGCAGTAGCACTTGCAAATACTGCTACAACTTTAGCAACAGCTAGAACTATTGGTGGAGTATCATTTGATGGTAGTGCTAATATTGATTTAGCAGGTGTAAATGTAGCAGGTAATCAAAATACTAGTGGTAATGCAGCAACTGCAACTGCTTTAGCAACAGGTCGTACAATAGCTTTATCAGGCGATGTAACTGCTTCAGGCGTTAGTTTTGATGGAACAGGTAACATAAGCCTAAGTACAACAATTGCAGCAAATAGCGTGGCTCTTGGAACAGACACTACAGGCAATTATGTTTCTACAATTACTGGTACTGCTAACAAAATTACAGTTTCAGGATCAGGAAGTGAGTCTGCAAATATAACACTTACATTACCTGATGATGTACAAATAGCAGATAGTCTAACAGTGGCAGGTAATCTTACTGTTAATGGAGATTTAACTTACCTAGATACTACTAATCTAAAAATAGAAGATAACCTATTTGAGCTTAATGCCAATTTAACAGGATCACCAGTTAATGATAGCGGTATGCTTATTAATCGTGGTAATCAAAACAATGGCGTATTTATGTGGGACGAATCTGCTGATAAGTTCACAATGGGACTTACTACAGCAGATGGAAGTGCAACAGGCAATATAACTTTAGCTTCACTTGGAACTTTAGTAGTCAATGTTGAAGGAAATGTTGTAGGGAATGTTACAGGTAATGTTTCAGGAACAGCAGCTACAGTAACAGGTGCAGCACAAACAGCTATTACAAGTCTTGGAACTCTTACAGGTTTAACAACTACAGGCAATATTAATTTAGGAGATAACGACAAAGTAGTATTTGGAGCTGGTTCAGATTTACAGATTTATCATAGTGGAACTAACAGTTTTATAACAGAAGCAGGTCAGGGTTCATTATTTATTGATTCTGATAATACTATACATATAAGAAATGTAGCAGGTACTTCTAATATGGCTCAGTTTACTCCTGGCGGAGCAGTTTCTTTATATTATGCTAATGGTTTAAAACTAGCCACAACAAGTGGTGGTGTTAGTGTTACAGGTGGTTTAGATGTAGGAACAGTTACGTCAACAGGTAATTTAGTTTTAAACCAAGATAGTGGAACTATTTTTATTGGTGCTGATTTAGATTTAAGAATTACACATAGTGGTAGTGCTGGAACTATCACAAATAATACTGGCAACCTAACACTAGATGTTGCAGGAGATATTAAATTAGATGCAGACTCAAGTAACATTTACTTGGCTGATGGTGGAACTGATATTGGATTGCTTTCTACAAACAATCAAGACCTAAACATACGAAACTTAATTACAGACAAAGATATTTATTTTCAAGGTAAAGATGGTAGTTCTACCATTACAGCCCTCACCCTTGATATGTCAGAGGCAGGTGCGGCTACGTTTAATTCTACTATAGCTAGTGGTAAGGTTGCTATTACAGGAGCTACAGCAACTGGCGAACTAGCACACGCAACCTTTACAAATACTTCAGGTGCAAAAACTTTTGCTATCGGTGCAGGTCAGTCAGGTGTAACAAACAATGGCTTTGTTATACGAAACGTAACTGACAATACTTTCCCATTAGTTATAAGCGATGCAGGTGCGGCTACTTTTAACAGCACAATCAATGGTGCAGGTATATTATCTAACTCTGCTAATTTTGGTGAAGGTCTTTTAATTAGTCAAGATGCTGGTACAGGGACACTTTCATCTGCTAATAGAAATACAGGGTTTGGTTATGAAGTTTTTGATGACTTAACATCTGGTGATGATAATACAGCTTTTGGTCAACAAGCGTTAGCTAAATTAACAACAGCTGGAAATAATACAGCTGTAGGCTCTAATGCATTAGAATCTAATACTACAGGTGCTGGTAATACAGTTATGGGTGCAGTTGCAGGTCTATCTGTAACAACTGGTAATAATAATTCTTTATTTGGGTTTGGTGCAGGAGATGCACTAACAACAGGTTCTTCAAATGTTTCTATAGGAGCATTTTCTTTAAGTGTTGCAACTACAGCTAGTTCTAATACAGCATTAGGAACTTCAACTTTAACCAATAACACTTCAGGTGCTAACAATACCGCAATTGGTCAATCAGCACTTACAGCAAACACCACAGCATCTAATAACGTAGCAGTTGGAATGAGTGCTTTATTATCAAACACTACAGGTGCTAATAACGTAGCAGTTGGACAAGGAGCATCAGCACTAAACACTACAGGTACAAGAAATACTGCTATAGGCTATAGCTCATTAGACGCAAACACTACTGCTCACGACAATACAGCAGTTGGTTTTAATTCATTA